GATGTACTGGCTGGCCAGCTGGGTCTGGATGCTGGACACCAGCGTGCTGCAGCGCTGCTGGATCTCGACCAGGCGCGCGTTGAAGCTGCCGGCTTGGGCCGAGGCATCCGACTTGCTGTCGGTGTAGGCATCCAGGGCCTTGTAGTACGCCTCAAGGTCACGCCGGTACTGCACCCAATCGGGGTGCTCGATGGCGTTGTTGTCGGAGTCGAAATGGTACTGGGCCACCTTGGGCTCGCTGGGCTTCGTCGGCGCCGTGCCCGCGCCGGCCCAAGACTTGCTCAGGGCCAGGTCCGCGAATTCCTTGAGCAGCTTGTCCAGCTCGCTGCGCCAGTTGGTGCATTTGCTGCCGGGTGCCACAGAGGCTTCCACCAGGTCGGCCAGTTTGCTGGCCTGGTCGACCGTGAGCACGGTTTCACCGGAGCGCTCGCCGGCCGTGTCCGGAAACTCGTGCCGCTGCAGCGCCTCCACCAGCGCGGGCCGGCGGAAGGGATAGCTGTAGGGCATGGCCGCCACCGGCACGGCCCAGCCGCTGGCCGTGCTGATGGCGCCCAGCCGCGTGGTGTCCATCTCGCAGGCCTTGGCGCGCGCGGCCGACACCACGGCATAGAGATTCCCAGCCCAGGCGCCGGCCCCTACGGCGGTAGACAGGGACAGCCCGTAGTTGGATGTGGCGCCGGCATAAGCCTTGCCATTGGCATCCCAGCGGATCGCCTCCTGGTGGCCCTCGTGCTGGATCACCGTGGCCAGCAGGTCCGCGCGCACCAGCTCGGCGAAGTCGCCATACAGCCAGGTCTTGGCCTCCTCGGTCGTGAACTCGTCCACCACCTGCAGCGTGACCGTGGGCTTGACCGGACGCACCACGCCCAGCAGCCGGTCGTTGCCGCGCACGTCCAGCGCACGCGGCGCTGCGCTGCCGTCATTGGTGGTCTGGTAGGTGCGCTCGGTGGCCTCGTCGTTGATCTGGCCCTTGACCAGGGACAGCTCCTGCACCCAGGAGCGGATGGGCGCGGCCGGGTTCTGCTGCACGGCGCCGCTGGCATCGCGCGCGAAGCGGTGCAGCGTGCGGGTGCCGGCCAGGCATGCCGAGTGGCGGCGGTCGGTGGCCAGCGGCCAGAACTCGGAGCTGGGCAGGAAGAGATTGAAGTGCTCCCGGGCGAAGTTCGCGCCCAGCGCGCGATCGGACACGCTGGGCGCCTCGCCCGGGAATGCGGACAGCTTGTAGGTGGTCATGGCCTGCTACCGTGGCAGGCTTGGCACCAGTTCAAACTTCGACAGTCACGGCATGCGTGAAAAGCGCGTCAAGGTCTGTAGCCGAGAGGCTGAGTAATTCGCCCATCAGCAAGATGGATGGGCTGCCGCGCCGCCACTCCGTGGCCCTAGCGAATCCTATGCGGGTCGTATAGCGCAGCGCGTCGTCTTGGATGGCTTCAATTGTCGAATTGAGCGCATCTTCAGTGATGCCCCGCAGCACATAGAGAGCCACTAGGCCCTGCGCGGGCGTGCATGACTGTGGTATCTCTGGAGGTGGAGGAGGCTCCTGTGTGGCCTCTACCTCGGCTATCAGCGCCCGGTAACGAGCTGCGTCCGGGCCAAGGTCGGCACGCAGCTCGGCCATTTGGGTGTTGGCGTAAATGTGACACTTCTTTGCCATACCCTCATCGTCTATCCAAATAGCTTCAATTGCCGGCATATTCTCATAGCGGAAGACTCGATCTAATTTCATGCCCCACTTCCTTTTAAAACCACAAAATTGAAAGTAATGGATTCTGCCAAATTCGTACCACTCAAGTTCGTGATAACAATACTAAAAGCACCTGTACTGACCCACGCAACACGAATAGAATAAGATCCTGGATTAGTCTCGGTAATAACCCCACTTAAAACAACAACATCAGCGGGACTCACTGCCGAGTTGTAGACATTGAAAGCAACGGACGATCCAGAATTGACCACTCCGTTATGCGTCACGATCCTTCCAGCAGGTTTATTTATTGTCACATTTGCTGACTTACTCGTTGCCTGAATAACTGTACCGCCAGCTCCCGGGCCATAACCGAACCCACCACCACCTACGAGTACAGCACCGCCATTCGGATTCAGATATAGCCATTGATTCGATGTGTAGTCTGCAGCAATCCGGGCTTGCAGCCAGTAGGCACCCGACTGGTACACACCGAAATCCAGCGCTACGCTTCCGCCCTGAAGGCGGGCCACGGAATTGGGATCTGCGGCACCGCCGAATACTGCAGGCCCGCCACCAGTCAGCGAAACATTCACAGCCGAAAATTTGGACAACGGTGCAGCCGTCCCAACCCCAAAATTCCCGTTGGCGTCGATACGCACAGCTTCGGCCGCACCAATCTGGAACACATATTGAGCTGCCCGGCAAATTTTGGCAGCAAAAGATGCGCCTGAACGCACTACAGTAGATTCGATATAGTCAGGGCCATCTACATCAATCAACAAGCGATTGGTGTTACCAGCAAAATCGATTCTTTGGGCTGGGTTTTGAGTTCCGACTCCCACCCGCCCCGTGTTATCGATTCGCATGCGCTCGATACCGTTGGTGTAGAACGTAGTGGGCAAATATGCACCAGAACCACTCGCCGATGAGCCAATTCGAAAATCACTAGGAAAAATCGTCAACGTCCCAACGGAGGCACTATTTGCGTCCGAGGACGAAGCTAGCGTTATGCCGGATATTTGCGCCGATCCGTTAGGTAGCAACCAAATGCCAGTAATCCCATTGGCCACATTGGATTGAATAGTCAGCCTGTTGGTTATGTTGGAGTTGCTGAAATCACCAGACAGCTTTAAACCATCTCCCGAGAAATTCAGACTACCCTTCATGGTGTCGCCTGACTTCTTCAACGTCGTGTCCAACGCATCTTGCAAGCCGGTGATGGAGGCTATCGCCTGCTCACCCGTATGCGTGCTGCGGTCCCGCAGTTGGGCATCGGTCGCGTTCTTGGTGGCACCCGTCGCCACGCCACTGAGCTTTGCCGCTGCCTCGTCGGTGAAATCGTTGGCACTCAGGCCCTTGCCCGGCACCTTGTCCACCTTACCCAGCAGGTCCGCCGCCAAAGCCATGGGCTGGGCAAACTCAGGGTTGGGGTACTGGCCGGCCAGCACGCCACCGGCGGCGCCGGTCGGTGCACGCGGATTCGACATGCGCTCATCCGTGGTCTGCACCACCTCGCGCATACCCCCGGCCGTCATGCGCATCTCCAGCAGGTCGCCCGAGTTGTAGGCCCGGGGCGCCGTGCCCTCTTGGCCGCGCAGCACCGTCAGGCGGCACTCGCCGATCACCGAGTTGTCCACGGCGGTAACGCGCAGGATCTCGTAATCGGTTTCGAGCGATCCGCTGCGCTTGTAGGCCGTGAGCACGTACCAGCCGCCGGCGGGAGGATTCAGCAGCGTGCCGGCCGCGCCATCGGACACGCGCAGCACGCCATAGTCCAGCTCGCTGGCCGGGGCGCCTGTCTGCGGTGCCGCGCGCACGTCGGCAATGAACTGGGTTTGGAAGTTGTTCAGGAACAGCTGCGGCATTTCTATTTTTCCTTGATGGGCACGATCAGCTCCACCTCCTTGGTGCGGCCGTCGTTGGTCGTGGCGGCCACGCTGATCTGGTACTTCTGGCCGCTCAGGCCGCCCGCGTAGATCCAGACCTTCACGCGCTGGCCCCCGAAGGCAAAGGACGGCGGCATGGGCATGGCCGGCTGCACCTTGAGCTGCACGGAAACAATCTCGTCGCCGGGCGGAAACCAGTCGGCGAACTCGATGTCGTAGTCCTGCGTGTCTGCAGGCTGCATGGGGGAAGTGCGGAACATGCTTTGCCCCTGGTCGGTGACGTAGAAGGTGGTCATTCCTGCGGGCACGAGGAAGGTGCGGGATTCGGGCGCCTGCTCATCGAAGGGCAGGCGCTTGTGCACGGCGGGATCAATCTCGATGAAGGCCACGCCCTGGGCCTGCAGCGGCGCGCGCACCAGGCGCTGCCCACGGGCCGTGATCGCAGCCTTGGCCTGGACCAGCGCGGCCAGACGCGCCTCGACCCGCCCCTGCGTGACGACAAAGGCCTGGCCCTTGCCGTCCACAGGCGAACGCAGCCAGCGGCGCACGTAGATGCGGCCATCGGCAGAGCCACGGGCGGTGGGCGTGGATTGCACGGGGCCACGGCGAAGCAGGCGCGCCTGGGGCTTGAAGTTGGCACGCGCGGCCGCGTCCACCCCAATGCGGGCCTGCACGTGGGCCGTGACCGTGGCGCTGGCACGGGCCTGGACGGCCACACGCCCGCGCACGGGCGGCAGCGTGACCTTGACGATGGCGCGACCCGTGGCTGCCAGCAGGCTGCGCACATGGACCCGGCCCAGCACGCCCTCGACAGCTGCGCGCGCCACGGAATCGGCCGAGAGCTTGGCATGCACGCGGCCCAGCGGGCCGGTGAGCGCAGCGGCCGGAGCCGAGTGGACAACGGCATAGGCGAGCACTCTCCCACCGGCACGCACCCGGGCATAGCCCTTGGCGTCCACGCGGATGCGCACCACGGGATCGGAGGCCCGCCCGTTCAGCGCGAAGCCATTGAGTGCTCCCCGGTTCATGGCTTACAGCAGCTGCAGCGTGAAGTCGCCCGTCAGCGCCTGGCTGTCCACCACGAACACGTCGTTGATCTGCAGCGTGCGCGGGTTGGGCAGCGGTTCGGAATACATGAGCGTGGCCGTGCCATCGGTGGCCGAGTCACCTTCCATGATTCCGATGTGCGTGACCGTGACCTGGGCGCCTGTGACGGGCGGAAACTCCGCACGCACAGCGTTGTAGGTGGCGCCGTTGTTGGGCGCGGCAAAGGCGCCCGTGGGCACGCGCTGGTACCAGGGTGCTGCCACCTCGGTGCCGGGGGTGAAAGCGTCGGTGGGGTCCGCCGTGAACAGGGCGAAGAAGGTGTTGCGGATGGCCGGGAAGGCCTGCTTGCGCAGCGTGGCGCTGATGATCGCGTTGGCGAGGGAGGTCGAGAAACCAGCCATATCGGCTCCTATGGTTCCGAGCACTCCAGCGCCCCAGTGGAAATTGCCCGCAGTATAGGCAGGCTTGGTCACCACCGGGGATTTCTTGCGCTTACTTCTGCGCCACGGCCGTCGTTGCTGCTGCCTGGGCCTGAATGCCCAGCGCCTCGTTGTAGAGGGAACGGTGCGCCGCCGCGATGGTCGCGTTGCCGCCGAACTCGGCGTCGATGGACCAGGCACGGAACAGCACGAAGTGCCGCAGGGCGTCCATCCAGCGCTCGGGCACGCTGGGCGTTCCGCTCTCGTCGGCCAGGTCCACAGCCGCGACACCCACCATGGCGCGCACCTTGGTGCCGGCGGCCACGGGCGGATAGACCAGGAATTCCTGCGGCGTGCCCAGGTCGTGCATGTAGTGCTGAACCTCGCGGCCCGGCGAGCCCGAGCGCCAGGCGCCGGCCACGGCGTCCAGCACCCACAGGTCGGTCTTGGTGATGCGCCGCTGCGTGGCGTTGGCGTTGTTCGTGATGTCGATCAGCGTGAGCACGTCGGCCGGCAGCTCCTGCCGCCAGCCGGCGGCCAGCACCAGGTCGCGCGGCTGGGCCATCTGGTCCGGCCGGTGCTCGGCGAAGGCGCGCTGCGCGGCGTTGAACCAGTCCAGCAGATCCGCGCGGGTCCAGCGGATGTGCCCCTTGTCCTGCAGGTCGCGCGCTGCATCGTCCAGCAGCTGGGCCACGGTCAAAGCCATGACGCCCTCCCCCGCGAGCCGCGGCTGGTGTTGGAGCGCCACACGTCGGCCGTGGCGTCATCCATGGCGCGCTGGAAGAACGCCAGGGCCACGCCGGCCTGGTCGGGCTTGTAGTAGTCCGTGCCCTCGGTGGCCAGCAGCTCGGCCTTGGCGCCCTCGCGGATCGCCTCATGGTAGAGCGAGGCCACCTCGTCGGGCACGCTGTTGCCGCGCAGAGACGGCATCAGCGAGGCGTAGACCTGCAGCCGGCCGGTACTGCCCGTGCGCACAGTGAATTCGCGCAGGTTCGTCGTGACCAGGTAGAGCTTGCCGCGCAGCTCTTGCTGCCAGGGATCGGCAGGCAGATCGCGCGCCTTGGCCACCTCCAGCGGGCGCCCTGCCAGCGTGGCGCGCTCCAGGCGCAGCAGCTCGGCGCCCTGGGGCAGCTCGAAGGTGTATTCGGCGAAGGCCTCGCCGGTCACGTCCGTAGGCTCCAGCCACTCCTGCCAGGCGCGCGTGGCCTTGAGGAAGGTACGCGCGGCGCGGTTCAGCGCCAGGTGGATGAGCGGGACCGGTGCCTTGGGGGCGGCCAGGACCAGCTCCGGCATCCAGTTCTCCCAGGAGGCCATGGTGCGATCAGCCGGTCACGTTGGAAGCGCGCGAGGCCTTGCGCACGCGGCCGGTGGGGGCCGAGTCGGATTCCTGGGGCATGCCCGTGCCGCCATCCAAGTCGTCCTCATCGTCCGGGCCCATGCCGGGCGAGAAGGTGCCGCGCGAGGATGGAGCCTTGCCGTCCAGGGCCGCGCGGCGGGCTTCGCGCTCGGCGGCCAGGCGCTGGAATTTCTGCTCGGCGTCGAACTCCTCCTCGGTCTGGAAGTTGCCGGCGCGCAGATGCTCGGCATGGGCCTCGTTCTCGACGTCGCAGGCCAGCGGCTTGCCCTCGAAAATATAGGTGGCGCCCTTGATGCGCACGATCAGGGTTCCGTCCTTGCGTGCGGGCAGCGAAGTGAACAGCTTCATGGTTTGGTTCTCCGGGGTTCAAAAAGCCCCGGCAGCGGATGCCACCGGGGAAAAGCCCCTTGCGGGGCGCGCACACGCTGTCAGGCGTTCGTGTAGATCAGGTCCAGGGCGAAGAGGCCTGCGGCCGTGCCCGCGCCTGTGACCTTGAGGACGATGCGGCGGTCTTCGTCCTTGGGCACCAGCTTGGCAAAGCCTGCGGGAACCAGGTGCACATAGCCGCCGGCCGCGCCCGCGTCGTTGTCCGTCACCCAGGCGCCGCCGCCGTCGTCGGCCGCCGTGCTGATGTCGCCGGCCGCATCCGCCAGGCCGATGGAGGCCTTGAAGCCCGCGCCCAGGGCAGCCGGCACGCGGATGAACAGGGACACAGGCAGCGTGCCGGCAGGCAGGATGCCGATGACGCCACGGGCGCCGACTGCGTGGTCGGCCACGGCCAGGGGCTGGCCGAAGCGCGAGCGCACCAGCTCGGAGCCGCCGGGGGTGATGGGTGCCTGATGGCCTGCGGCCACGGCACTGAGTTGCTTGAAAGCCATGAATGACTCCTTTCGTTCGGTGGGGATCAGCGCGATGCGGCGGCCGTGTCGATGCCGTAGACGCCGTGGTCCTGCTTCTCGCCCTCGATCTCGAAGACCGACTTCTTGACGCCGAAGATGGACGACGTGGTGATCACGACCTGGTTGCCGTTGTCGCGGGTTTCCTCGTGCCAGCCGTAGCGCATGCCCGTGCCCGGCGAGCCAAACGCCATCACGCCGGCCTGCGCACCCATGAACAGCGCACGCGCCGTCTCCAGGTCGCCCGTGGCACCGTGGGTGTTGTGGCGAATCACGTTGCGGTGCGAGTGCAGCACCACGTTGCGGTACATGCCCAGCGCGCTCTTGAACAGCGGCGACTTGAAGCCCACAGCAGCGGCCGCCGCCTTTTGCAGTTCCAGCCAGCCGCCCGTGCCGGTTTCCTTGCGCAGGTCGTCTTCCTGGAAGGTGTGCATGACCATGACGAACACTTCCTCGCCATCGACCACGCAGGGCTGCATGACGGGGATGTTGGTGGCGCCGCCGCCCTGGCTGTCTGCGCGCACGCGGGCACGGTCCACCACGGCCAGCGACATCTTGTCGGTGGCATCCAGGTTGGCCACCGCCGTGGCATCGCCGCCGAACAGGTGCTGGTTGGGCGTGGGCGCCGTCAGCGGGTTCTTGGCACGGCCCTGGTAGCCCAGCGGCAGGATGAAGTTGGCATTGACGCCGCGCGAGCCCGACAGGTAGGTGAAGGTCAGCTCATCCTGGAAGCGACCCCACCAGTTGGCCTGCTGCTGCTTGGCGCGCATGCGCAGATCGTGCAGCGTGCGCTTGCGCGACATGCGGCCACCCGTGTTGACGCCGCCGCGCGCCTGGTCGATGTACAGCTCATCGGTGTAGAAGCGTTGACCTTCTTCCTTGCCCTCCAGCACATCGTCGCCTTCGACGGGCGCCATGCGCAGCTCGGCCAGCAGGTCATAGCTGACCAGGTCACCAGCTTCGGATTCCAGGTCCGTCAGCAGCTGGATAGGGGTCTTGGCGCCCTGGCCCACGGCCGCGAAGCGCTTGCCGAAGTACGAGGCCTGGGACACATCGAGAGCCAAGTCGCCGGAAAAGCGCTTGACGGCACGCGGGCTGTTCACGCCCACAACGGTCTTACCCATGGATTGCTCCTATTGTGGTAGCGAGCACTCCAGCGCCCCGGTTGAAAAATGGTTCAGCCCTCAAGATGGCAGGCTTGGTACGGGCCGTGAGGCCGCCGCGATCTTGCGAACGCAGGTATCCGGGGCCGCCGCGATCACCATGCGTGCAGCCTGCCCCTTCTTGTATTCCAGCTGGATGCGGACGCCGCCCACCTCCAGCACATCGCCCGTGCGCAGCTCCATGAAGATGCGGCGCATGTCGGGCGCCGATGCAGTTGTCTGTGCCATGGGCTCCTTCACATCGAACGCAGGTACTGCGCGCGCTTGTCCTCAGACAGGCGGCCCAGTGCGCGCTCGTAGTCCAGGCCGGTGAGCTTGTCCAGCTCGGCGAACTCGTCACTCACGGGATCGGCATCGCCCGCGCCGCCGGGCACGTCCGCCAGGTTCGTGACCACGGCCGAGGCGTCAGGTTTGCGCTGCACATCGGCAGGCTTCTTGGTTGTGGCAATGCCGTGCAGGGCCACCACGCGGCGGTGCCCTTCTTCCAGGAACCAGCGCATGGGCTTGTTCTCGTTGCCGGGCGCCGCGCCCAGAGCGCGCACCATGGCGTCCAGGTCGGCCTGCTTCGCCTTGTCCTGGCGGTAGTCCACGATGCCCAACGCAGGGTTCTTGGCCGCGTCATCCAGGAAGCCGTTGATGGTGCTGTTCCAGGCCTGCTGCGCGGACTGGGCCTGCATCTCAGCCGACATGGTTGCCCGCGTCTTCATGTCGCGCAGGGTGTCGCGCTCGTCTTGCAGGCGATCCAGCTCCGCGTCCAGCTCGGCCTGCTCCAGCTCGCCCTCGTTGAACTTGGCCCGCGCGGCGGCCACGGCGTCCCTGTTGGCCTTCACCTGGGCGTCGTAGTCGGCGGGCAACTCTGCACGGTAGCCGCCGGCCTGCTGCGCAGTCTGCGGATTCGGTGCCGGTGCCTCGGTCGGCTGCGTGGCATCGGTGGGTTCTGCGGGCGCTGCAGCAGGAGCGACTGCAGGCGCTGCAGCCGGCGCAGCGGTAGTTTCAGTGGGTTCGGTGGGCGTGCTGGGCTCGGGCTTGCCCTTGCCCGCGTCGGCGTCGTCGCCCTCGTCTTCCTCTGCCGCATCGAGGGGGCCGCGCCCCAGGGCAGCCAGCGCTGCAGCGTTGTCTTCCTCGGGGTCGTAGTCGTTTTCGTCGGCTTCCATGGCCTCGCGCTCGGCGTCGGACAGGAGGCGCAGGTGGTCGTCGTTCAAGCTCATGTGTGCGTCCTTGCGTGGTTTAGATCACGGCAGGGTGGCAGGCTTGGTACGGTACTTGCGGACCACCGCGAAAGCTCCTCGGCCGAAATTTTCTCTCCTGGAAGCGATGACGATTTAAAGCTTCAACTGCGACATAACTGGAGCCTTAGGTTTAGGCTGCAAATCAAATATTGCTTTGGGAATTTCATACGGCTGGCCTGCACCAACTTTCTTTAAAAGAGCCACAGCAATGTCAGAATATTTTCTCGTTATACTAGATTTACCCGTCTTTATTGCAACATGATAGACATTATCAAAACACTTCATATCGAATCCGGTCTCAGTCTTAACTTTATCTATCAATAGATTAGCTCGATACCAGTTCGCCAAATCTAGTTTCTCAGCCAGCTGAGTCGCCGTATATGGATGATTCGCATTTGCAGCTGCTGGATCACCCAAACCAGTGACACCGAACAGCTTTCCAAATGCTTCATCGTTCGCAATGGCATGCTCAAGTGCTTCATAATTAAGCTGCGCATTTCTTGTAGGTACGTCAGTTCTAATCAGACTATGAATTCTTCCAGCGAGTGCCCGTAGTGCTTTCAAGTTAACCTTTTCCATCGTACTCGCTGCACCAAAAGCCTCATAGACCCATGCAAAGTCTTTAGCAGAAATACTCTTTATTCTTACAGTTAAATCATCCCCAACCTCTAAAACATGTTCTTTCGCCGGCACGGAAGCTTCCGTAATTTGATCATCCCATTGCAATATAAAAATATTGGGGATCAACATGGTAGTAGGCGTGAACATCCGACTCATGTCATAGAGAATATTCTTAATATTTTGGTCCGACGCGCTATAACCAATGAACAATAATGGATGCTCAGCAAAATAGGTCAGCAACTTGGCACTAAGATACTTCTTATCCCGGTTAAATACATCGTAATCTTCTTTCGTTAAGACTATTGAATCTGCCTCACTGATGGATCCGTGTATCTTAAATATCTCACCAAGCACCAAAGATGATTGACGGAAAACCTTCTGACCGACAATCACTTCATACTGAGGAAATAATCCTTCCAAGAGATTATCATAGTTCGTGGTAATTATCGCATGAGGCCCAAGTTTACCAAGCGCATCAATTTCATTCTGTAAACCTTCATCCAGACCTTTAATATCTAGCTTTGACAGAATTTCAGCGGCTTTATGTTTTATATATGCGTCCCTTGGAATATTTTCTTTAAACAATTCTTCCGGAAAATGCTGTTTTCCTTCTTTACTCCATGCCCATTCGAAAAATTCATTGACAAAGTGAGAGCCAACTGAACTTAGATCGCCATCAAATTTCTGCTTGTAGTAAGCAAAATCCCTATCAATAGTTGGGCACATTTGAGCCAACTGGTTCAATAGAGCAGGCCAGCTTGGTCCATTTGCATAACGCAGTGAAAATCCGCTTCCAACAAACAGAATTGGCTGACACTGCAGTGCTTGGAGTGTCTCCGTAATATCTGTTTTCATCTCTTCTTGGTATTGGGCAAAACCTGCCATCCTTTTCTCCTCTATGCTATTGAACACTTCAATGCGTACGACATAGCCTAGCAGGAACGGCGCGGCTGAGCGCACAAAACTGTGTACTCATGGACCTCACGCCGGTATGCAGCTCGGGCGCGACAACTTGTGTCTCTCCAGGAGATTTAAGGCGCGCCATCCAGCCGGCTCGGAATCACGGGCCAGGCGCCGCCGAGGGTTTGGACATCAGTTGCGTGCCCTGCAGCTTTTGCTGCCATGTCCCCATACGCTGCGCGGCAGTCGTCGTATACGGCATTGAGGGCAGTGGCGTACTCAAGGACGGCTGCAGGGGGAGCGCTGGCAAGTCGGCGGGCGGCATCTGCGGATTGCTCGCGCAGGCTGTCAGAGACAGCGCGCAACTGGTCAAGATGGCGGCGCAGCAGCGCCTCGCGGGTTCGGGCAGCATTCAGCGCCTCCTGATAGTTGGTGTTGATGGACTGTTCTGCCCGGCGCACGCGGGCGTCTGCCGCGCGCTGGGCTGTGCTGACAGCCAGCTTTTCGCCCACAGCTGCAGCGCGGGCCTCGGCCAAGTCCGCGCCCAGGCGAGCGCCCTGGTAGCTCCAGGCCAGGAACGCGGCCAGCCCGGCGGCGGCCAGATGGGTGATGGCGCGCACGCTCATTGCTGCACGTCCATGCATGCGGCATGCCGTGCCTGCTGGCGAGTCCAGACGCCGCGGCAAACCTTGTTGCCGGGTGCAGAGCAATCGAAGCGCCACCGCGTGGGCTTCCCGCCCGCGCTCCATTGGTAGGCGCTGTAGCCCTGCAGGGGCTGGGCGCTGGTCATGAAGCGGTAGGCCAGGTAGGCCTGGCAGGCACCGGCGTAGTCGCCGGCCCGCGTGCGCGTCAGCATCGAAGAGCCGCGCCAAGCCCCGCAGCCGTACTGACCCGCGAAGTCCACCGCCTGGGCGAACTCGGCCGGATGCACCCGCGTGCCGCCCAGGGAATCGCGCACGCAGGCCCCGTACTGCTGCTCCAGCAGGTTGGCGGCCAGGTCTCGGGCGCGCTCCCTGGTGATGGGAGGATCTGCCATGGTCACGCGCGTGCCGTCCTCGTAGCGCGTGGCGCCATGGCCGATGGTGGGCACGTCGCCGCGCACTGGGATGATGGGCGCTGCGCTGAATCCTTCGACCGCGATCCAGGACGCCAGGATGGCGGCGCCAATGCCCAGGCCTGCGGCCGGCACTCGGCTCCCGCTCATGGCCGCGCCTCGCATGCTGCGGCCAGCTCCTGCGCCTGGCGCGCCCGGCGGTCCTCGCGCTCATTGCTCCAGCGCCAAAGCAGGTAGATGACCTGCAGCACCACGTAGAGGATGGTCAGGGCCGTGGCGGTGTGGGTCATGGTCCAGCCGTTGGCCACGTTGGTGGCCACGACCGTGACCGGCGGCGCCGCCTTGGCGCCCTCCACGGCCGCCGTGCGCACGATGGTTTCTCGATCCATATCAGTCCTTGTTGTCGAATTGGTTCAGCCGGCCCGACATGGCGTCGAGCGTTTGGCGGCTCTGCGCTTGGATCTGGGCCACGCGCTCGCGCGAGTCGGCCTCGATGTGCGCCACCTGCAGGCGCACGTCCTGGTCGCCCTTGATCTGCAGCGTCTTGTTGGCCAGGTCGGCCTGGGTCTTGGCCAGCTTGCGGCGCAGCTCGTCCAGCTCCAGGTCGGCATCGCGGCGCACGGTGGCGGCCACGCCCTCCATCTGCTGGGCCAGCGCCGGGTTGCCGCCGGCGGCGCGCAGCTGCTCGGCCTCGGCTTCCAGCTTCTCGGCGCGGGCGTTGATCTCCCGGACCTTGGCCTGCTGCTCGGCCAGCGCCTGGCGCGCGCTCTCCTGCTGCATCTGCAGGGCCTCGGCCTGGGCCTGCATCTGCTGCTGGACCTGCTGCTGCTCCTCGGGCGTGAGGGGCTTGTTGGGGTCGCGCTCGCCGGTGAGCTTGCGCAGCTCGTCGGCCACCAGGTCGTTGTTCGGCAGGTCCGAGTACTCCATGGCCAGCGTCATGATGCGGATGGCCACCTCGGGCGGCAGACGGCCTGCCAGCTGGTTCAGGCTCTCGAACATGACCTGGCGCAGCGTGCCCGAATAGTCCTGCTCGGACACCACGAAGTCGGCCATGCTGGACGTGATGTCGTTCAGGTAGCGCACGCTGCCGTCTGGCTGGACCTCGGGCTGGTTGACCTTCACCCAGTCCAGCCGGCCCTTGTGGCCCGAGAGGCGAATGACCTTCTCCTCCGTGTACCACTGCTCCACCAGGCTCAACAGCTTTTCGCCCTGGATCTGCACAGCGAAGCGCAGGTTGTCGAAGGGCTGCGTGGTCACGACCGAGCCCTGCAGCTGGCGGGCCTCGATCGCGCGGCCGCTGACGGCGTTGGTGCGCCGGCCCAGGTTCTCGTCGCTGATGCCTGCGGACTTCTGGATGGCCTGGCCGTCCAGCGTCATCATCTGCACCTGGCCGGCGGCCATCTCGCTGTCGCGGTGGACCTCGAACTTCTTGCCGGCCTTGTAGATCACCACGCCGTCCGGCTGGTTGACCTCCTCGCGCGCTTCGTTGATGTCATCGAAGGCGCCCTTCTCCGCAAAGATCTGGTTCGTGGACAGCAGGAACAGCGCCTTGCTGGCCCGTTTGTTCAGATCCATCTGCAGATCGCGCACGCGGCGCACCACGCCATAGGGCATGCGGTCGCGGCCGCGGCGGTAGCACCAGATGGGTGTCAGGCTGAAACTGTTGTGGCGCATGGGCGTTGGGCCCAGGGCCAGCAGATGGCCCTCGGTGAAGACCGCGACGTGCATGCGCATGGCGACACGCTCCACGATGGAGCCGCCATGAGCGCCCACCACGGCGCGCAGCGCATGGTCCCAGGGCTCCACGAACGAGCCCTTGAAGGGGCCGCTGGTCACCACCTGGACGGACGCCGGCATGCGGAACTGGCACTCGATCAGGCGCACGCGGCGCCGTGCCTCGCTGTCGATGTTGCCGCGCCCGCCGGCCAGGTAGCTGCCGCTGGTGCCGCTGACGTGGCGCTCGCTGGTGTGGCCCTGGAAGAAGAATTCATCCTCGGCCCACTGCTGGGCGCTGAACTCCTCCTCGCGCAGCACGGCCCGCTCCAGCACGTCGCGGCGCTGCGGGTACATGGTGATGGCCACGTCTTCATCCACCCAGCGCGTGCGGAACAGGTAGCGCGCGTCGCTCAGGTCCGGCTCCATGGCCATCGAGTCCCAGAGCACATTGCGCCAGTCCTCGTACTTGTCGTAGAGGATGTCCTTGGTGGGGTCGTTGCGCACGCCGGAGTCCACCCAGCCCACGCCCACCTTCACGGTGTCCTCGAAGGCGCGCGAGCGGTTGAAGGTGGTCCGGTTCACGTCGCTGACGTACTTGAGCACCTTGGTCTTCACGTCGGCCAGCTGCACGTCGTCCTCAGCGCGCGGCAGCACGCTCCAGTCCACGCGCGCGCGCCGTTCCGTGCCAATGAGCCAGTCGCACATCACGGCCACCTCGTTGAACACCAGGGGCACCTGGCCGCGCTCCTCCAGCACGGCCGCGTCAGCCGGGTCCCACTGGTCGCCGTCGTAGTAGTCGGCGTCGATGGACATCTGCAGGCGGTTCTCGGCCTGGATCTCGCGTTCCCGGTAGTACCAGCTCAGGAGCTTGCGTAGGGTATTACGGGCCTCGGCCTGGTCCAGGGGGTGAGCAGGCCTGTCCTCCTCCCCGTCCTGGTCAAACTCCAGCGGTACGTCGTTCAGGATGCGATCGCCCACGCCCGCGCGGCGGTTGAAGCGGGCTTCAGGCTGGGACATATTCCGCCCCCGCGTCCGGGATGGTCAGCGCCTCGGCCGCGATTTCCTGGCCGTTCGACTTGACCACCAGGGTGCCGAACTCCTGGCCCGCGCGCTGCCATGTGGGCTCGCTGGGCATGCCCACCAGGTCCGGCAGGCCCTCGTTGACGATGGTGGCCACGCGCACCCAGTTCGGCCGGTTGGGCTCAATGCCCAGCACCTCGCAGGCCTTGACGCAGGCGCGGGCCAGATAGGCGGGGTCATCGTAGAGATAGGCTGCACTCTCCATCACCACGTACCACGGGGCTTTGGGGCGATAGGCTGGAATCAGGACCAGCGCGCGTTCGGCGTTGATCCAGGTGTAGACGGCCAGCAAGTCCCCATGCTGGCGGTGAAGGTGCGCTTTGCGCAGGTCGATACATGCAGGCATGCCCGCGAAAGTGGCAGGCTTGGTACGGGATCACCGCGCCATGCCGCCTCCGCGCGGCTTCCTGGGCTTGGCGCCCTGGGTGTCGTTGTCCATCAGCGGCAGGGCCATGTTGATGTAGCGCCACACGTCGGCGCCGTGGCTGGCTTCGTCGTGCAGCGGCGCCCCGGGCTCGTTCGTGCGCGGGTCGATCTGGCGCCGATACCGGCTCAGGCACTCCAGCAGTGCGGCGCAGCGCTTCTCATCGATATAGGCGGTGGCGAAGATGCCGCGCGCCAGGCGGATGCCCGACTCCAGGCCCGCGCGCTCCAGCACCTCCACCTCGCGGCCCATGTCCTCCAGGATCTGCTGGGCCGTCTGGCCGGTCTTGAAGTCGCCGTGGGCACCGTCGTGCGGCAGGAAATCCGTGCCCCAGCGGTAGGGCAGCTTTTCCATCTGCTCCACGTACCACTCCAGCGTCTTCTGGTTGTCCTGCATGAAGTTGATGACGCGGAAATCCATGGCCGTGCGCTGCACGAATGCGATGGCCATGTTGTCGGCCCAGCCCAAGTCCCAGACCGTGTGCACGGGCAGCTTGGGGTTGTAGGGCACCAGGCACACGCGCTCTTCGTTGTACAGGCGCTCCACCTCCTTCGCATAGATCGCGCCGGCCAGCGTGCGCTTGGGGCGACCCTCCCAGACGTTCCAGTAGGTGTCCGGGTCGCGCTTGAAGTGCCGGCGGCGCTCCTTCTCCAGCACCTCGGGGAACCATGGGTTGTCCCGCCAGTTGATTTCGCACAGCCAGGTGTCGCTGTCGGCCGCATCGATGAACCGCGCATAGGTGGCGTCCGTGGCCAGGTCCGGGTTCAGCGTGAGCCAGATTTCCGAGCCAGGCCGGCGAATGGTCGGCACCAGCACCTCCCAGCTGCGCGCGCTGACGCTCTGGGCCTCTTCCACCCACACGATGTCGATGGCCTCATAGGATTTGATCGAGTCCACCGTGTGGCTCTGCAGGCCCGCAAACAGGATCAGCGTGCCGTTGGCGCCGCGGATCTCCGTGTCCAGCACCTCGTAGAAGCCGCCCAGGCCCAAGGCCGCGATCTGGTCGGACAGCAGGCGGTGCACCGAGTCCCGCATTGACTTCTGGATCTCGCGCGCGCACAGGATGCGCAGGGGGCGGTTGCTGCCCATCACCAGCAAGGCCATGGCCACAGACCAGGACTTGGCCCCGCCGCGCCCGCCGTACATGACCTTGAAGCGCTTGGGCTGGAACAGGCCACGCAGCTTCGCGGGGAACTCGACCCGGACGCGCGAGCGGTCAACCTCGTAGTCCTCGGCGAAATCTGGTTCCGGGTCCTCGCCGGCCAGGTGCGCGGCCTGCAGGCTGGCGGACAGCAGGTTCATGCGCCCTCCCCGTCGCGCGGATCGTGCTCACGCGCTGGCGCATCCACGAAGTGCAGCTCGAAGTGGCCCACGTTGCCGCCACCGTTCGGCCCCTTGCCCGCGTCCTTGTCGTTCATGCCGAAGGCCTGGCGCTCCATGTCCACCACGATGCGCAGGCTCTCGGCCAGCACCTTCATGGTCTTGGAGCGCTCCGGCAGGCTGATGACCTTCTGGTAGAGGTCATTCAGCTTGTCCATGCCGTTGTCGTCGGGCGAGCGCAGCATCTCGCCCAGCTCCTGCAGGTAGGCCACCGTGTCCGCGTCTGCCATCTGCTCCAACTCATCCAGCAGCGCGTTGGTGATCTTGCGTGCCCGCTGGATGTCCCGCCTGTGCGCCAGCCGGATGGTGGCCACAGCCTGCGCATTCGCGTCCACCACCTCACGTTCGGACGCAGTACGCTCCGCGCGTACCTCGCTGCGTACCGCCTCTTTGCGTACCAGCTGCTCTGCCTTCTCCTGGATGCGCTCCGACAGGTCACGGCTCCAGTCGTCACGCTTGGCCCGCTTGCGGATCGCCCCCTCGCTGATGCCCTGCTCCGCTGCGATCTGCCTCAGGCTCTTGATGCCAGCCCTGTAGTCCAGCTCGATGCGCTCCCACTGCGGGGCCTGCTTTTGTTCCTTGCTCATCCTCCCGAAGCTGGCAGGCTTGGGACGGCATTCCGCAAAACAACCCTGAGGAAGCAGCTCTGTCGCAGGGCATACAGGCGTACTGCGCTGAACACGAGTCGTGTGCCGATCCTGGCGCGGAGTCCTGATGACACGTAACATAAAACAAGGCCCGCAATTGCGGGCCCTGCTTCCATCACAGACTAGCTTTTGCGCCTACTGCAGCCTCAAGGGCGCAACGATCGGCGAGGGAAGGCCAATCTGAGCTGCCGTAACGGGCTGCAGCAGCCAGCCGTACTGGCCCCCGGTAGAGGTTCCGCAACTCGAATTGTCAAACCCTGTGATACCTGTCGGCATAACGGCCAGGACCGTTCCGTTGGACTGAGGTGTCGCCGAGGTCACCATGAATGAGCCCAGCGAAAGCGACCATACAACCGTCTTGGCGTAGATGGAGCTTGCCGTCGTGGGACTGCCTGAATTCAAGTAACCTTCACCTGAGCAGTTGCCAGGGCCCGTGCCTTTGTAATAGATCTGAGCGTTGGGAAGCGTCCCATCCCAGGACATCACCATCAGGTGGCCCGTGCTGGTCACGAGAGTGATGTTATTCCGCGCCGCGCTCACCACCTTACCCAGGGTCACATTGTTGGCGTCAACCAAAGTCACGCCACCGCCGGCAGGACCAGCAGGCCCTGTCGCGCCCGTGGCACCGGTCTCGCCTTGAATACCCTGGGGACCCGTCGCACCCACATTGCCCGAAGCTCCTGTGGTGCCGGGGACACCCTGGACGCCTTGTATACCCTGCAAGCCCTGAGGACCCTGCGGACCTATGGCACCGGTATTGCCCGTGGGGCCGGTGGCACCCGTGGCGCCCGTCGCACCTGTTGGGCCTGTCGCTCCTGTCTCACCAGTAGCGCCCGTCTGACCCGTGGCTCCCGTCACGCCCGTGGCGCCTGTCGGCCCCGTTACGCCTGTCGCTCCAGTAACACCTGTCGAGCCCGTGGCTCCCGTCGCCCCTGCGCCTGTAGGACCCACGGGACCGATAGCCCCTGTGGCGCCCGTGGGTCCTGTTGCCCCCGTCGCACCCGTGGCTCCTGCGCCAATGCCTGGAGCGCAATGCACCAGTTGTCCCGTCACGCCATCGACACACAGCAGCTGGCTGCCAGTGGCTGTATCGGCCGGCAAAGCCGGAACCACGACTTCACCTGTGTTCTGTACACGCAGACGCTCGGCCCCTGCCGAATTTTTGATAATGAAATTTCCGCCTGGAGGCATGGTGATGCTGACATCAGCAGCGTGCGCGACAGGCGCGAGGAAGCCAGCGCTCAGGCACAAAGCAAAAATCAGGCGAGAAGGTACGTTGATTTCTTTACGGGACATAGTTCAGCTGCCGTTGAGATAAAGCACTTGGGCACCCTGCGCCAGACCTACGAGCCCAGGATGAAGAGAGAGAATGAACAGCTCAGAGTGTTGTACGGCTACGACGTTGGCGAGCCAGGGCCAGACCACCAAGCATCAAGCTCATCAACATCAGCCCATAGGTACTGAGCGTGGGGATGCTTGCCGGAGAAGTCACCACCGGTGCCCCGATCTGCACATTTCCAGGTACGGCGCTACCGCTGGGATTCGACAACGTGGCGCCAGGCCCCATCGTGACGACGGCAGTGCCAGGGCCAGACGAAGTCAGCACGACCGGCCGACCAGGAGTGCCCAGAGTCAGCGTTCCAAGAACCGTCAGGTTGGTGCCCGCCGGCAAGACGATGGTGGGCGGGGTGGCTGTCGTGCTGATCAGCGTGAGATCTTTCACGACGATGTTGCCGCTCAGCTGCAGGACAGAACCGGGCGCACAGCTGTCCGACAGGACTACGCTGCTGGTCCCAAGGTTCAACGGGACGGTGCTCGTAAGGTCCCCGCTGACGTTCAGTTGCCCCCCTGTCCCAGTGACCGAAGCCCCGGAGTCGAAAGCGAACGAACCGGTGTCAAAACTCCCCGTACCCAAAGTCAACTCGCCCTGCATGACGACCGCCGTGCACGGAAGTTGGAAAGAGCCACCAGCAAGATCAATGCTGCTCCCCGGCGGCACGACCATCTGCCCCCATGCCGATCCACACACCGCTGCGCTCAGAACCAGCGAAGCAAAGCTACGCTTACCCAGTCCTACCATTTGATGATCTCCGCGACGGGGCGTTATGCCCCTAAGTTTTCAAGCGGGCACGCAACCTCCTTGGTGCAGGCCCCACCGCAGGATCATCAGATACAAAATAGCATTTAGTTAACAAAAATTAACAATTGATAGCTTCATTTCATTTATAGAAAACTATCAACTATTAGCACACTATCCAACTGAGGCGCGTCTGGTGCCAAGAATGAAAAAGCCCTGGCCGGTCTAACACAGGGATTCAGAAAAGTCAGTGTTCTTTCCCGTCTTCTACAGGCCGTAGAACGGGCGGTTGGCTTCGATGCGTGCCTGCTCGCTGGCAGGGTAGCGGCGCTCAGCCAGCAACTGCTGCAGCGCGGCACGGCCCAGGTCGCGCAGCGGGGTGTAGAAGGCGCTGACGGCCAGCTCGTCCAGTGCGCGCCAGGCATAGACCTGGGCGTCGATGAACAGGATGTCCTCCGCTGGGCGCGGCAGCGCGGCGGCCTGGCGCGCATAGAGGCAGGCCAGGGCGAACTCGGACCGCTCGCGGTGGTAGCGCGCCAGCTCGCACAGGGGCTCGGCCCGCTGCGGGCGCGCGGCATAGGCGGTGAGATAGGCCTCGCGCACGGCGGCCGGCTCGGCGCCCGAGCGCTCCAGCAGCACGCCGATCTGGAACAGCGCAAACCACTGCTCCTCGGCCCAGCCGCCCATGGCGGCGCGCTGCCGGTACCAGTGCAGGCTGGACTCGATCTGGCCCGCGTCGCGGTGGCTTTGCGCCAGATAGAACACGTTGCGGGTGTTGCCAGGCTCCTCGCGCACAGCCTTCTCGAGCACGGCGATGTCGCGTAGGTAGGTCTGCGGGTCCCTCGCCCGCGCGCCGTCGTGCGAGACATCGATGAACGGCCCCGCCAGCATCTGCCAGGGCTGGTGCGCCGGGGCGGTCAGGTACTCGTGCAGCACGCCTTCCCAGCGCCAGTCCACGCGCGTGGCGATCAGCGCATTGCGCTGGTATTCGGTGCCCGCCATGTGGCAGGACAGCATGCAGCCGTCCGCCTCCAGCGCCGGCCATGCAAAGCCTTCGGGCACGCGCAGCTGCTCGTCGGCATCGATGAACAGCAGGTAGTCGCCGTGCGGCCGCGCCAGCTCCAGCGCCTCGTTGCGGTTGTGGGCGAAGTCCACCCAGGGCCGCTCGTGCAGGCTGCCGGGTACGCCCTCCATGCAACGGCGCACCAGATCCTGCGTGCCATCGCTGGAGCCCGTGTCCACGATCACCCAATGGTCCACCCACGGCTTGACCGAGGCCAGGCAACGCGCGATCACCGGGGCCTCGTTCTTGACGATCATGTTCAGGCAGATGCGGGCGCGGAGACCTTGGTGCTGTAAAGGCGGGAGGCTAGGCATGCGTCGCGGCTGACGGCATTTATTGACAAGTCACGGTGATGGCCAGCCCGGTCGTTTTGGAGCTGAGACTTTCAACGCCGGCCAGCTCCACGGAGATGAGATCGCCAGCCACCAGGGGATCATTCCCCGTGGCACTGCACACAGGCGTGCTGGCGTTCAGCGTGCAACTGGCCAGCACGCTGGTCGCATTCTTGCGCAGGCTCACCTGCATGCTGGTCAGATTCTTGCTGTTGGTTTGTGCGGCCCAAATGGTACTCGTGGTGCAAGCAACAGGGACCAAGCGTAAGGTGTCTTGTTCAGATGCCAAGAGCGCGATGGTGTTCAGATAGGTGGGATAGGTGCTGTTGCTGTTGGTACTGCTCACGGCAAAGGTCTGGATGAACCCTCCGGAACCCGAGGGCCCTTGAGGACCTGTGGGGCCTGTGGGGCCTTGAAGTCCCGCACCTGTAGCACCCGTCACACCCTGGATGCCTTGGACTCCCTGAATGCCTTGCGGGCCCTGAGGCCCTGTGGGACCTGTGTCACCCTGGACCCCGGTCGCGCCCGTAGCCCCTGTCATGCCGGTCGGGCCCGTCGGGCCGGTTGCACCCGTGGCCCCTGTAGGTCCGGTGGGTCCAGTCGCGCCAGTGGCTCCCGTCGAACCCGTGGTGCCTGGGGTGCCCGCACCGGTGGCCCCAGTCGGACCAGTGACTCCCGTTGCGCCTGTCGGGCCAGCAACACCCGTGGCGCCGGTCACGCCTACAGGACCTGTTGCCCCCGTGGCGCCAGTCGCGCCAGTCGCGCCTGTGGCTCCCGTGGCCCCACCGCCCACGCCCGGCGCGCAATGCACCAATTGCCCCGTGGCGCCGTCAACGCACAGCAGCTGGTTGCCAGTAGCAGCATCGGCTGGCAGGGCCGGTACCAGCACTTGGCCGGTGTTCTGCACACGCAGGCGTTCTGCCCCCGCCGAATTCTTGATCACAAAATTTCCACCTGCCGGCATGGTGATGCTGACGTCTGCAGCTTGCGCTGCCGGAGCGAGGAAGCCAGCGCCCAGGCACAAAGCAAAAATCAGGCGAGAAGGTGTGGTGTTTTCTTTACGGGACATAGTTCAGCTGCCGGTGAGATAAGAGCACTTGAGCATCCTGCGCCAGACCTGCGAGCCCAGGATGCCGTGGGAAGGAATGAACAGTTCAGGATGTTGTGCGGCTACGGCGTTGGCGCCCCAGGGCCAGACCACCAAGCATCAAGCTCATCAACATCAGCCCATAGGTACTGAGCGTGGGGATGCTTGCCGGAGAAGTCACCACCGGTGCCCCGATCTGCACATTTCCAGGTACGGTGCTACCACTGGGATTCGACAACGTGGCGCCAGGCCCCATCGTGACAACGGCAGTGCCCGGGCCAGAAGAAGTCAGCACGACCGGCCGACCAGGAGTGCCCAGGGTCAGCGTTCCAAGAACCGTCAGGTTGGTGCCCGCCGGCAGGACGATGGTGGGCGGAGTGGCGGTGGTGCTGATCAGCGTGAGATCTTTCACGATGATGTTCCCGCCAAGTTGAAGTACAGAACCAGGCGCACAGCTGTCCGACAGAACTACGCTGCTGGCTCCCAGATTCAACGGCACGGTGCTTGTGAGGTCCCCACTGACGTTCAGTTGCCCCCCCGTCCCAGTGACGGTAGCCCCTGAGTCGAAAGCGAACGAACCTGTGTCAAAACTTCCCGTACCCAAAGTCAACTCGCCTTGCATGAGGACCGCCGTGCAAGGAAGCTGGAAAGAGCCCCCAGCAAGATCAATGCTGCTCCCAGGCGGCACGACCATCTGCCCCCAAGCCGATCCACACACCGCTGCGCTCAGAACCAGCGAAGCAACGCCCCGCTTACCAAGTCCTACCATTTGATGATCTCCGCGACGGGGCGTCATGCCCCCAAATTTTCAAGCGGGCATGCAACCTCCCTGGTGCACGCCCGAGCGGCATGATCATCAGATACAAAATAGCATTTAGTTAACAAAAATTAACAATTGATAGCCTCGTTTCATTTATTGAAAGCTATTAACTATTAGCGTGCTACCCAACTGAAGCGCGTTTGTTGCCAATGAAAAAAGCCCTGGCCGGTTTGGCACAGGGCTTGTTTGACCAAAGTGTGCGAGCGCAGCGCCCTGGCCTCATGGCAGCAAGACGAGCTTCCTCTATCTGGGCATCTACAGGCGGCGCGCAGCGATCTGCAGGCGCTCGGCCAGCGTGGGCTTTGCAGACGCCTTCGCGGCCCGTTGGGACGCCGACGCAGGTCTGGCGATAACTCCGCAGGCCTTTGTGGCAGGGAAAAGCCTAATCGCTTCAGACCGGGATGCTGCTGCCTGCACATGATCAAAAACCGGATGCGCCACCACTTCAGTCCATGCATCTGGGGTAGCATCACAGCTATCGGGAATGCAGCCTCCCGTCCCTCTCGGGTAGACGGTGTCTCGTCCAAGCGCTGGAATTTCGCTATGGAGTTTCTATGGACACCACTTCGCCCATCGCCGCCGATCCGGCAAGCACATCGCCTCTGCCGCTTTCCGAAGCGCTGCGTTTCTGGCTGAAGCTAGGCTTCATCAGCTTTGGAGGCCCTGCAGGGCAGATTGCCCTAATGCACGAAGAGCTGGTCGAACGCCGACGCTGGATTTCTGAAAAGCGGTTTCTGCATGCATTGAACTATTGCATGCTGTTGCCAGGCCCAGAGGCGCAGCAACTGGCAACCTACATCGGCTGGCTGCTACATCGCACATGGGGCGGAATCTTGGCAGGGCTGCTCTTTGTTCTGCCGTCACTGTTCATCATCATCGGACTCGCTTGGCTGTACATGGCCCATGGAGACATGCCGGTCATTGCGGGCATCTTCTACGGCATCAAGCCTGCAGTCACAGCCTTGGTTGTGCAAGCCGCATATCGAGTCGGCTCCAGAACGTTGAAGAACGGCTGGTTGTGGGGAATCGCAGTGTCGGCTTTCATTGCCATCTTTGCGCTGAACGTAGCCTTCCCGATCATCGTCACGGTGGCAGCCTTGGTCGGCTACGCCGTGAGTCGAATCCAGCCGGATGCATTTCGTGGAAGTGTCGCACACAGCACTTCAGGCACGTCGGCGACCTCTGCGCCTGCACTCATCGATGACGCCACCCCGCCGCCAGCGCATGCACTCTTCTCTTGGCATAGATTCTGGACGGTGATGGTGTCATTCACCGGAATCTGGATTGCTGCAATCGGTTGCCTGGCGTGGTTCTATGGACTGGATTCAGTACTGTTCCACATGGGTTGGTTCTTCACCAAGGCAGCGCTGATGACCTTCGGTGGAGCATACGCGGTGCTGCCATACGTGTACCAGGGTGCGGTAGATCATTTCCAATGGCTGACGCCCACCCAGATGATCGACGGACTGGCACTTGGTGAAACTACGCCTGGCCCGCTCATCATGGTCGTTTCATTTGTCGCATTCGTTGGCGGATGGACTAAGGAGATCTACGGTACGCATTCATTGCTGCTGGGTGGGGCAGTCGCGGCGACTGTGGCCACGTTCTTCACATTCCTGCCCTCGTTCTTCTTCATTCTGCTGGGTGGCCCATTCATCGAGTCCACGCACGGCAATCTCAAATTCACAGCCCCCCTCACTGCCATTACGGCCGCCGTGGTGGGTGTGATAGTGAACTTGGCAGCATTTTTCGCTTATCACGTCTTCTGGCCGAGTGGTCTTACCGGTGCGGTAGACTGGGCATCAATCGCCATAGGGATTGCTGCGGCTGTCGCGCTCATCCGGTTCAAGGCGGGCGTTGTCCCGGTCATTGCCGTGGCGGGGCTGGCAGGACTTTTGGTTCGGCTCGCCTGACCGGAATCATGGAGGCTATAGATGCGGCACCTACCACCGCTACTGCAGCCTGTACCGTAGAACCGGCTTACGCGCTGGCAGCTCAGTGAGTCGGCTTTCCACCAGGCGCTCGCGCACCAAATACAGCAGCGCCCAATCGATTTCGCCCTTGCTGCGGCCCAGGGCCAAGACCAGTTCGCAGTGGAAGAACCAGCGCCCGGGGGCCTGGCGCAGAAACCGCAGCAGCACGTCGGTGCCACTTCCCGGGCGGATGACGCCTTGAGGGCGCGGGTTGTTGCGCCGCATGCCCTCCTCCTCCTGCCGGCCTTCCAATTGGCCAGCCATCCAATCCATGCAGTTCAAGCGGGGCCACCTTCTTGTTTTTGCGTGTCGTCGCGGTTCGTGTGCGCGGCCTTGGTTTCCAAGATGGTCCTCTTTCAAAAATCCAGAATCGGCGTGGCGTTGAGCAGGCCCAGCGCCCACAGCACAGCGGCGCGGTCGCGGGCATCGATGTTCGGGGCGTAGGCCAGCGCGCGCCATGCCAGGACCTGGCGCAGATGCGCGGCCATGAATGCGGCTTCCTTACGCGCGGCCGGCGCAGGCCCCTGGTCCAGCCAGGAATGGCACGCGGCACAGCCCCAGGCGCTGTAGTGGTCGTCGGCCTTCCTGCGCTCACCCTTCCCGTGAATAGACAGATTGCTGTGGCAGCAGACCACCGTGGCGCTGTCGTTGGTGCAGATCCCCGGTACCAGCAGCAGACACTGCTGGCCCTTGGCCAAGGCACGCAGGCGCGGGTTGCGCTGGGCCACAGTCTTTGGCGCGGGCACGACCTGGTGCTGGTCGATGACCGCCCCAGTGGCAGCGCGCGGCCGAGCCTCGGCCATGGTGCGGGCAGCACGGGCCTCCAGGCGCTGCTCGCGCGCCAGCTCGTGGGCAGCATGGGACGCAGGAGCGGCCCGCCGGCGGAACCCTGCCCCGCCGGACTTGAAGGCAGTGCGGCGCATCAGGACTGCTGCTCCATGAACAGGCCCAGCTGCTGGCCTCCCTGTTCCACCAGCCCCCGGCGAGCCAGCGCACCGGCACGCCAGCGGGCGCGCATGGCCTCGGCCTGCAGCCCGGTGATTTCGGTCCTGCGGTCGCCGCTGTCGTGGCCAGGGCAGTAGTCGATGCTCTCTGCCCATGAGCCATGGCCGCGCATCCGGAAGAACATCGTTCCAGCGCTGTGGACACAGGCCTGGCACAACGGCGCATCGCAGGTATGGACTGCCCGGTAACGGATGGGGATCGCGTGCGACGGCGCCGCCAATAGGTGCGGCGCCTTCTGCTCCAGCTCGCCCCGCTTGCGCTCCCAACCCAGCCAGGTATCGCACAGCAGCTCGGCCTTCCCGCCGCAGAACAGGCATTTGCGCGCGGTCATGGGCACACCCCGCCAATCACCTCACCCGTGTCCGGATGGGTCTGCTCCCGCTCCCACTGCTCGAAGGTCGCCGGGAACTCCACGTCCAAGTCGCTGATGGCGTGGGCCATCACGCGGTCGATCAGGTCGCCGTACTCGCGCACGCCCAGGCTCTCCGTGCTGATGCGCTCCTGCGTGGTGGTCGTGGCGCCGCTGATCGGGTCATGGTGCGTCACTGCGCGGCTGCCCAAGTACTCCGCGCGGAAGTGTTCCTTCCAGGTGGCTTTCGAGTGCCGGCGGCCGTCGATGACCACCTGGCGCGCGATCTCGGCCAGCACGAAGTCGTGATAGAAGGTCCGCTGCCGGTCGCTCTTGGCGTCCTCGTGCAATCGCACGAACACCTCCAGCCGGCGGCCAGCCTCCCACTGCTGCATGCACCAGGGCGCCACGCGCTGCAGGAAGTTGGCCCGGGCCTGCTCGGGGCCGTCCCAATGGGCGTGCAGGGCGATTTCAGCCACGGCCACCTCCCCGCAGATCCGCAGCGCGGCGGTAGGGCCAGGCCACCATGGCAGCGTCGCGGCTGTGCTCGTTGCTCTGCCCGGCCCAGCCCGTGACGGCCGCGAAGCGCCGCGCATCCAGCTTGCCGCCCTTCCCTGCAGGGCTGATACCGTGGGCGGGGATGCCCAGGTCTGCGCAGTGCGCCGTGATGTCCGCGCAGCGCGCGTCCACTTGGCCCACGTTGCGCGCCATCTTGGCGCTGGCGGCGCCGGTCTTGCCGCGCGTCCAGGTGTGCGACTGCAGCCGGCTGTCCTCGAAGACCACGCGCGACGGCATGCGTGCGGCCAGCGTGCGCTCGATGTGGTGCGGCGGGATCGTCAGCAGCTCCACCAGCTGACCATCCACGAAAACGGCCACGCCCGTGTTGGCTCCGGGGTCCATTCCAAGGATCACAGTCATGCCCGTGCCCTCCCCGGGATCAGCGCGGTGAACATGCCGCCCTCTTCCCGCCACGTCTCGTTCCTGCGGATCTGGCCAATGGTGGGCTTCGAGACGCCGTAGCGCTCTGCCAGCACAGTCTCCGATTCCGCGCTCGCACGGATGGCTCGCACCTTCTCGATGGTCAACTTGCCGCGCGCTGCCTGTTGTGCGCGGGCAATTCGCAGCTTGGTCAGCGGCGTGAGGCTGCGGCCGCGCGCTTTGTCGGCGCGGGTGCCCAGCTTCATGTGCTCATAGGCCACGCATGCGGGATCGTCACAACCAGCGCGCACGGTCTGCTGCAGGCCCAGCGGGCCGCGCTTGATCGCCCAGACCACGCGGCGTGCGGATGTGACCGACCCGTCCGGGCCAAAGCGCACCATGGGGCCACGGCGCGGGTCGATGTAGCCGGTCCAGATCAAGCAGCCGTCCAGGGTGCACGGCATTTGCCCTCGATCAGCTGCAGGCGCAGCTCGTCGGACATCACCCAATCGGCGGCCACGTAGTGAGGGAAACGGTCCAACTGAATCAGGCGTATGCGCCCTTCGGACACGAGCGCGTCAATGATGGCGCGTAGCTGGGCGCGTGCCGAATCTGACATGGTGCCGGCCAGGGCAGCGTACTGCACAGGGCCGGCTTCAATGGTGGCCAGCACCTGGTCGCGGTCGAATTCAAACCTGCGGTTCATCGGGTGTTCCTGAGAGCGAAGTGGTAGACACCGAACCCATCGGGGCCGGAGCTTTCGGGGCGGACGCTGCCGGCGCGCACGGCTGCCTCGGCCTCGACCTGGTTGACGGAAATTTCGCGGCCTTGCTGGACCGCGTAGAAGCGGAATCCCGGCCGGTAGCGCAGCACGGCGCCGGTCTTGAGCAGCTGCAGCAGCGTCATCGCGGCCAGCCCTCCATGCCCAGGGCCTGCATCGCGGCGCGGATGGACGTGCGCGTCAGCGTCTGGTCGCCGGCCTGCACGCGCGCCACGATGCGGCGGGCCCAGTCCTTGCCATCGCCCTGCGGCTCGATCTGGACGTGCACAGGCGCCGCGTTGGGCGCCGGCAGTGCCAGCCAGCCCTGCTCCTCTGCGTGCGTCCTGCGCGGCGTGGCGGCCCTGCACATGGCCTCAAACTGCGGCAGGTGCGGCGGATAGTCCGGGTGCTCTGCCGTCAGGCGTGCGACAGCGGACTCGATCACGTCCGGCGAGTACTTGGCCAGCGTCGTGCGCCAGACCCGCATCGCGGCGCGTACGCCCAGGTCGCGGCCTTGATCGTCCAGCACGCCCGTGGCGAACTTGCTCAGGAACAGCGCCCCATAACAGCCCTGCATCACGAGGAACAAGTTCTTGACGGCGGGGTCGACGGCAGGCTCTCCCACACCGTCGTGCAGCGCTGTAGGTGCCAGCGCGGAAATGCATTGCATGGGTCAGTCCTCCACGATGGCCGCATAGGCGGCGCTGTGCTTGTTTTGGACGGGTGCGGGCGCAGGCGCTGCCGGCTGCACTCCGTTCTGGTTCTGCGTCGCCTGCGTGGACCATGTCTCAGCGTTGGCCAGCAAGAGCTTCACCGGGTGCATCTGGTTCACAACGAATGGCTCGTTGACCTTGGCCACGTAGTGATAGGCCACCCGCGGCGCGCGCTCGGCGCCCACGCGGTCAATGAACTTGCTCAGTTGACCCGCAACCGTCTGGTTCCAGACCGGCCAGACCTTGTGCTTGGAGTGGTACGCGATGGCATAGGCAACCCAAGCCTTGTGCGTCTTGCGCCCTTCCTTCGGGTAGTGAAGGTCCGCAGGTATCTCATGGACCACACCCTTGTTGTCCTGCACACGCATCGGCTCGGCCGAGGCTTCAGCCTTGGTCGATATATATGCAGTAGTCTTATGTGTAGTCTCTGTACTATTACCGGATTGCGCTTTCCGCAGTTCGTCGAACGACGTTTCCGCAGCCCGACGACGACGCTTTCCGCACTTCGCGGGTTGCGCTTTTGTCGTTTCCCGAAATGCGTTTTCGTCGTTCGCGGATTGCGCTTCTGTCCATGCCTCGAATGCGGCATCGATGGCCTCCGGAACCAGCTTGAAATACACCTTGTGCTCCAGCCGCCGGTTGGTCTCGATCAGGTAGCCGGCAGCGCGCAGCTGCGCACGCGCGGTTGCCTGTTCGCGGTACGAGAGCCCCGTCTCTTCGGTGAGTTCTTGGGAAGTCTTGTAGACGCCCAGATCCGTATCACTGCCACGGTCGTGCCAGTAGTGCAGCTGGGCGAAAAGGATGGCAGCGTTGACGCTGCCGAGGAATCGGGCCAGGCGCGGGTAATAGGCAACAGGCCTTCCCACCTCGCGCAATGTTGCTGACAGGCTCACTCTGCGGCGCTCCCCTCGGACTCAGGGATGAAGCCAAAGGTCTCCGGTGGGGCTCCGAGCGCTTCCACCAGCAGTGGATTGCCCCGCAACTGACGCACGATCAGACTTGCCTCATGCAACGCTTCTTTCGCATGCTCTTCCAGCAGCGCCTCGATGTAGGCCGGGCGCTCCATGCCCTTGGCCCTGGCCAGCGCGTCCAGCACGCGCAGGGTGTTGGCGTCACACTGCTGACGCAGCTCCATGGTGTCGGAGCAACTGGTGCGACCGGAGCCGCGGGCGAAAGCAACTATCCGTTGCGATGCACGGCGAAGCATTGACTGCGGTGAGCTGGAACGGGCTTCACGCATTGAGTCCTGCTCCTTCCACAGCGATGCGCAAGGCCGGCCGATCCGCAAGCAGCCGCCCATCGGTAGCCAACTGAATTTGGTACTGGCGACCGTCAGGTATGTGGCCTTGCTCGACCCATCCCGAGATTGAGGATTGCGCACATCCCAGAGCACGGGCGGCAAGCGCCTGGGTCTTGAAGTAGGTGATGAGTTCGGAGGGTGTCATGCCGCCGATTATTCGGTATTCCGATAAATCGGTCAACGAAAAAACATCGATTTTCCGAATTTTTAAGGATGGATGATTGTGCTTATGACGCCCCCTCCAGACTTCGCTGCCTTCGGCGACCGCCTACAGTGGTGGATGGCACATCGTGGCTACAAACAGAAGGAACTCGCGGAGTTGGCTGGGATGGGCCAGCCTGCCCTTAACGAATTGCTTAAAGGGAAAACCAAGGAGCCGCGCGCGTCGCACTTTCTTGGTTTGTGTCATGCCCTTGCACTTCGTCCTGAGTACCTGCTAGACGGCGAGGGGCCTCCAGAAGTCACAAACTTTGCACAGCTCACCGGCTTGGAAGCCCAGCTTGTGATGCTCTTTCGCGGCCTCCCTGACGATGCAAAGCGCGACGCAATGCTCATCGACCTGAACCATGAGTTCAACAGTTATCAGGCCGCCAAATCTCCCCCCGCACCATCTGTTCGACCCACAGCAGCAGCTGGACCGCGCTCGCCAGCGGCGAGAAAGCCAGCCAAAAAGCTCGTAGACCAGGGCCTTTGATCACCCGTAACGACACTTGGCTTGCGGACACCCGTGGCTTCGATCTTGCGCACCATCAGAGCCCTGATGCCGCTTTTCGCAAAACTATCGCCGAACAGCAGCTCGTGAGCGCATACACAAAATAGCTCCGACAACTCTGCAAGTTGGATTGCGGAAGGCGAAGCTATTCCTCTTTCCCAAGCCGACACCGCTTGCCTCGTCCCTCCGAGGGACCTGGCCACGTAGTCCTGGCTCATCCCTAGCGCCATACGCGCACTCTTGATCCGGGCACCTAACCCGTGCATCCGCTCCGACTTCATTCAGCTCCCAGTACTGTGTTTTTTAACAGTATGGCAGACAGTTACATCCGTGTCACTCGCAATCGTAGGTTGCGCAATCCTAGATTGCGGTTCGCAACGCACAGTTGCGCAACCCAGCGTTGTATCTCTTCGGAGCACCGAACATTTCCCAAGGAAGGCCATCCATGATCGCGGGAAATTTCCAAAAATAATTCGGAATTCCGATTGACAAGCAAATTCGGTGTTCCGATAATTCAACCCGTCAGCAGCAATCTCGCTGCCGATGGGCGCCACCAACATGCCGCCCTCGTTCATGCAGCCGCACGGCTGGGTAAACACAGGCACCGCGGGCGGCAGCGGGATACAAAAGGTCGTCGGCGCACTGCCTCACTGAACCAGCCTCTGCTCACGCAGGTAAGAGCTGCCGGGAGACTGGGACAGGCCCCGCAGAACCCTGAGCTGGGGGGATTGGAGAAATACGGCTTGAGGCATGCACTGGGATGCCAAGAAAAGAAAAGCCCAGACCAACGCCCGCCGGAGCGCATCCGGCCTGTCCTCGAAAGAGGGCCATCACGCTGGCGCCCTTTCCCAGGACGCCGCCGCGATGGAGCCGGAGCCATCCGGCAATCTCAACCTTTGGAGTGGGTTCTGACCTGGCTCCATCGACCCACCCACAAGGGCCTGCAGACGCAGGCCCTTTTCATTTCTGGAGGCCCAGCCTATGAATGCACGACTCCCCTCTATCTGCTGGGCCTCAGTGGCCGCTGCGGAGAACGCGGCGCGCTATGACCGCGCCGAGACAGAAGACTCCGAACTGGACACCTACGTCCGCGAGTACTACGGCCCGCCCTTCACTGCCGAGTTTGTGCAGGAGGCCCTGCAGGTCGCGCAGTACGAGCTGGCCCAGCAGATCGCCGCCGCTAGCGAGCGCATGGGCCAGAGCCTGAACCCCGAACACCCGCAGTTGACCGTCATGGGCAACGCCATGGACGAGTGGCTGCGGGCCTATGCCCGCCAACGTGCCCGCGAAGACATCGCGGACCTTCAACGAAACCGCCACTGATCGAGGAGCCACCATGGACCAACATGACGAAATCCCGGACCCGCCGCCGCTTGCATGGCTGATTGCCATGCTGCTGGGCATCAGCCTGCTGTGCCTGCAGGCAACGCTGGACGATGAGCCTGGCAAGGCGCCGCCCGCCACCGTCAGCGCGCTGGCGTGCCCCGGCATGCATGCGGAATGGCTGGACGAGAGGCAGGTGGAATGCCACCGCGAAAAGCCATGAAGCTATCCGAACTCACCGACGCCGAGAAGGTGCCCATGCTGCTCGAATTGCTTGAAGAGGCCGGGGAAAAACTGGACCGCGCTTGGCCTGCCGGCGGGCGCCGCTACCTGTCCGCCGTCCGCGAAATGCGCGGCGATCCGGAAGACCCGGAATGACCGCCCTATCCACCAAGCGCCACGCCGGCGCCGACCATCGCCCGCTGCTGCGGGCGTTACTTTTTCCGCAACCTCCGAGATTCCCATGAACGCTGTTTCAAAGACCGAAGCGGCAGCCATTGACCTGATGCCGACGGCAAACGCCGCGCCCGGTGCCCTGGTCATGTCCCCTGCTGCGCACTTCCTGCTGACGCTGCAAGAGCGCGGCGTGCCGCCCGAGCAGATCGAAAAATTGATGGATCTGTGGGAGCGAGGTGAGCGCCGAGAGGCAGAGAAGGCCTACAACGAAGCATTGGCCGCTTTCCAGGCCAAGGGCATCAGAATCATGAAGCGCAAGGCCGTGGACTTCACCACAATGAAAGGCCGCACCAGCTACATGCACGCCGAACTGGACGACGTGGTGCAGGCCGTGGGTCCGGAACTATCCGCCCACGGCTTCTCGCGGTCCTGGGAAACCAGCCAGGCCGGCCGCGACATCACCGTGACCTGCAAGCTGCGGCATCGTCTGGGGCACAGCGAGAAGATTTCGCTCACGGCCCAGCCCGACGAGACGGGCGGCAAGAACGCCATCCAGGCCATCATTTCCACCACGACCTACCTGCAGCGGCACACGCTCAAGCAGATCACGGGCGTGGCCGAGGCCGGCGAGGACGACGACGGCCAAGGCGGCGCCGCTGCCCCACTGAATGCGCATGCGCAGGGCTGGGTGGACTACATCATCAGCGTGCGCGGTACCGACAAGTTCGCCGAGGCCTGTCGAGAAGGCCGTGCCGCCCTCACCGAAGACCGCGCCGGCCTCATCGCCTTCAACGCTGCCGCCACAAGGGGTGCGCCATGAGGCCCATCCTGTTTCGCTGCTCGAGCATCGGCAGGTTGATGACCGCGCCCGCGAGCATCGACCCCGCGCTGCTCACGCCAGAGGTCGAGGCCATCCAGGCCAAGAAGGAGCGCACAGGCGAGGAAAAGGCACTGCTCGAAGACCTCAAGCTGCGCACACTCAGCGAAGGCGCCAAGAGCTATATCCGCGAGCTGGTACGGCAGGAAATATGGGGCGTGGACTTCAGCTTTTCGAGCAAGTACACCGAGAAGGGCAAGGCCGTGGAAGCGGAAGGCCTGGCCCTGCTGAACCGCGTGCGCGGGCTGAACTTGGTCAAGAACACCGAGCGGCGCAGCGACGGCCAGATCACGGGCGAGGCCGACACCGTGGACCTGGGGCCACGCCGCTGCGGCCACGACCTGAAATGCTCCTGGAGCCTGCAGACCTTCCCGGCATTTGTGCGTGACTGCGAGGACGCCCTGTATGCCTGGCAGATGCGAGGCTACATGCGGCTGTGGGACCTGGAGCGCTGGGAGGTGAACTACGTCATGGTCAACACGCCCGAGGACCTGCTGGGCCAGCATGAACCGCAACACCTCCACCTGGTCGAGCACATCCCCGAGCACATGCGGCTGACCACATGGGCCATTGAGCGCGACCGTGCGTTGGAGGCGCAGATGGACGTGAAGCTGGAACTGGCCCGGATCTACTACACACAGTGCATCGCAGAATTCGCGGCCACGCATCCGGCCCATGGTCTGCCCGCCGCTTCGCCAACTGCGCCCTGGCAACCGCCGTTGGAGCTGATCGATACCCAGCAGCCACCGCGCGTGCTTGGCCACGTGCAGGATGATGGTCGCGCCCTGATGCTGCCCGAGCAGCCAGCAGCGCCTCAAGAGACGGCACCTGCGCTGAACATCGGGCAGATCAACAAGCGCCTGGGCATCTTCGACGTGAAGGCCACCACGGCCGCGGCCCTGGGCATTCCCACAGTCAAAGACCGCAGCGCCGTGCACCTACCGGCCAGCAGCTTCACGGACTTCTGCAATGGCCTCATTGCCCACATTGCCGACGTTCGCGACAGCTACCAGGTACAGCCATGAGCCTTCGCAGCGTTTTCCTTGGCCTCGCAGGCATGAGCCTGTTGGCCGACAGCATTGGCTTTGCCGGTGCATTCCTTCTGGCGGCTGCAATTGCTGCATGACCAGAACTTTTCATCCATGGCCCTACCAAATGAAGGGCCCACTTTTCGAAACCCTACCGGAGAAAAACAATGAGCGAATACAAGACCCTGCTGCAGCAAAAGGCCGAGCTGGATGCACGCATCGTGGAAGCGATGAAAACTGAAAAAGCAGGCGCGGTGGCAGAAGTTCGCATCCTGGTTCAGCAGTACCAGCTGACAGAGCAAGACGTTTTTCCTGCTCGCGGCGGTGTGAAGTCAAAGGGCTCTGTGGGAGAACCCAAATACAGGAATCCCGCCACCGGCTCTACCTGGACTGGGCGTGGCAAGCCGCCACACTGGATTTTGGGGAAAGATCGCGAACAGTTCCTTATTAGCTGAGGCTAGAAAAATCAAGTGGGTATTTGCACTAATGCTCTACCCCCTTTTGCTGAACCGAATCCATCCGCTCACTCTGCAGAGGCATGCCGGCAGCTGATGACACATGCCAGAGAGTAGCGCCGACCTGCAGCAAAACAGCGAGTCGAGCGTCATAGTTCCTACCAGCTGGACACATTTCACTTATCACCTGGGCAACCGCAAGAACAGCCTCAGCTGGGGAAATTTGTGACCCCAGGTTAGCTAGCTCAATGATTGCACTGATGCTTTCTTTGCGATCCATTTTGACTCCATGGGTAGCAAGCTAAATGCAACCTTAGGCGTTCATTTCATCATCGCCAGCCAGCCGGCCACCACGGTTGCAATCAGAAACATATAGACAAACTATATCAAAATGATAAAATGATAGCCGTAAATTCGTTAGCTAAACACTAGTAATAATCTCAATAATTATTGATTGATAATTAAATATCAATATATTTATATAAATATATAATTATCTAAGAACCAAAGAAACAAGATGACTGACTACGAGACCCTTCTGCAACATAAAGCCGAGTTGGATGCACGTATCGCGGCAGCGATGAAGACTGAAAAGGCCGATGCGGTAGCAGAGGTGCGCCTTCTGGTCCAGCAGTACCAGCTGAGCGAGCAAGATGTATTCCCTTCGCGCGGCGTCATACAGAAAGGCCCCCTGGGCGAGCCCAAATATCGCAACCCCACCACCGGGGCCACCTGGACAGGCCGGGGTAAGCCGCCGAACTGGATCGTGGGCAAGGACCGCACGCCCTTTCAGATCATTCCCTCCTGACCCTCGAGGCATGAGCGAGGGGCCGCGCGGCGCCCTCCCTGATTTCTCCTCCTTCCAAAGCCAGCCACCAAGCTGGCTTTTTTTCGCCCCGAGGAACCCAACCCCATGGCGACAAAGCACGTCATTTCAGTATCTGGCGGCAAGGACAACACAGCCGTGCTGCTGCCCACGTTACGGACTTTACGAGTGACCCGGAAAGGCCAAGGCTCATGACCACCACGACGATAGCCTCCAGTTGGACACCGCATCAGATTTCCCAACTGCGCGCCCTGTACCCCGACACGCCTACCAACCATGTCGCCCAGGTCCTGGGCTACAGCACGTCAACGATCTACCGCCAAGCTGCGGCCTTGGGGATCAAGAAATCCCAGGCCTTCAACGACAGTGAGCACAGCGGCCGAATCAGGCGCGGCAGGAATGACCCTCGCATGGTAGCCACGCAGTTCCAGCCAGGCCTCACGCCATGGAACAAAGGCGTGCCAGGATCGACCGGCCACCACGAAAACACCCGCGCAACGCAGTTCAAGGCGCGCCGGCCCGAAGAGTCCCGGAACTACTTGCCCATTGGCAGCCTGCGCGTCACGCGCGACGGGATTCTGGAACGCAAGATGACCGATGACCGTCGCATCGTCCCCGCCCGACGCTGGACAGCTGTGCACCGGCTCGTCTGGGAGGCCGCGAACGGCGTTGTGCCAGAGGGTCACATCATCGTGTTTCGGCCGGGCCAACGCACCACGCAGGAGGCCGAAATCACAGCTGATCGCCTCGAATGCATCAGCCGCGCCGAGAACGCGCGCCGCAACCATCCCGCCCGCAAGTCTCCCGAGCTGGCCAAGCTGGTCCAGCTCAAGGGCGCCATCACCCGCCAGGTCAACCGAATTGCAAAAGAGAGCCAACCAAAATGAGCACCCCGCACATCACCCTCGTTCGCCAGCAGTTGCTGGACACGCTGACAGATCTTCGCAACCGCGATCAGCCTATGGACGTAGACCGCGCCCGAGCAGTGGCTCAGGTCGCCTCTGTGCTGGTGGACACAGCCAAGGTCGAAGTGGAGTACTTGAAGGTCACACACTCGGACCGGAGCGACTTCCTCGAACCACTGCCCACAGCCCCACAGTTGCCGGCCCCCAGCAGCACGCCAACAGCTCACAACCCCTTCCCTACGTCGGCCCGCCACACCCTCGCCGGCTAATCGACCACCTCCACCATGCACCGGCCCGCCTTGCGCGGGCCGCTTCGTTTCTGCATCTACATGTCCAAGTCCTCACCCCCGAAGCCCTACACACCTCCCAGCAACTGCTACCAAGGCACGGAGCTGCAACCGCATCCAGGCTTGCCTGCCTCGCGCTTCTATGCATTCACGCTGCCCAGCCGCGTGGGCGGGCATCTGTACTACCCCGCGCCCGCGCGCCGCATCGAGCCTTTCGCAGCCTGACCAGGAGCCACACCATGACGATGATCAACACCCCTCTCGTGCTGCTGGCACAGCAGTGCGGCGCCACCTTCCACACGCCAGGCCCGATGCGCGCGATTCGCGGCATGGCCTTCACCTTCGACCAGCTGGATGTACTGGCCGAGCGCCTGCGCACCGAGCCCTGCCATCGCGCCGCAGCACCTGGTGCTGCCGTGAGCGCTTTCCGGGAATACCTGGCCGTCCATCCCGCGCTGCAGCTGGGCGGCCAGGCCATGGACGACATGGCCCTGGAACTGGCCAGGGTCGCCCTCAGCCTCACCACCACCGAAACTGTGAAGGAGCATGCCCCATGCGCATGATGTGCCCCCACTGCGAACGGCCGGCATACACCCGGACCAGCATGCAGCTCACAAACACGAGCCGCGAAACCATATTTGTGTGCAAGAACTTCTATTGCGGCCACGTCTTCTCGGCGGTCACAGAGATCAACCGCACGCTCAGCCCCAGCGCAATCCCAAATCCCATGGTGATCCTGCCGATGAGCACGCACATCAAGCGCAAACTGCTGCAGACCCAGCTGGATGCCATGCCTTCGTCCCATTTCGACGGACGCCCACATGAGGCAGCCGCGACATGAGCAGGTCGAACATTGAGGAAGCGTTCCATCTGGCCGGGTCAATCTACGCCGCCGGCCTGCTCGCCCGCGCCATGGTTGCCATTCAGGGCCTGAAAGACGCCGCCAGACTACCGGAGCACGAGGGTCAGGGCATCACCATACCTGCAGCGGCCTGGCAGGCCTTTGCCGAGCAGCACACCAGCGTGCTGCAGGAGATCCAGCTTCAGGGACTCAAGGCCCCGGACCTGCCCCACTGACCCATCACCACATCAACCACGCCCCGCCACCGAGCGGGGCGTTTTCATTGGAGAAACGCATGTCCCAGGACAGCAAGATCGAATGGACTGACCACACATTCAACCCATGGGAGGGTTGCCAGCGCGTAGGGCCTGGTTGCGACCACTGCTATGCCGAGACGCGCAACGCGCGCTACAGCGGAGGCCAGGCCATCAACTGGGGGCCGGGCGCGCCGCGCCGCCGCACAAGCGTGTCGAACTGGAACCTGCCGCGCCGGTGGAACGCGCAGGCAGAAGCGTTCCAGGCGCAGCACGGCCGCCGCCAGCGCGTGTTCTGCGCGAGCCTCGCTGACGTTTTCGATAACGCAGTCAGCCGTGAATGGCGCGATGACCTGGCAGCCATGATCCTGGACACCGCGGACCTTGACTGGCTCCTCCTCACCAAAAGGATTGGGAACGCGGGTGCCATGCTGGGCGAAATGTTCCTCGACGGCCCGCCCGCGAACGTCTGGTTGGGTGCGACGGTTGTCAACCAGGCCGAGGCCGACCGGGACATTCTCAAGTTGCTCCGCATCCCCGCGTCCGTGCGCTTCTTGTCGATGGAGCCGCTGCTCGGTCCGGTGTCGTTCGAAGGCTTCTTCGCCAACCCCAGCAATATTGCAGACGGCACCAACGCGCTGGAGGAACTGGACTGGGTGATCGCTGGCGGCGAGAGCGGCCCCGGCGCGCGGCCCACGCATCCCAACTGGCACCGTGAACTGCGCGACCAGTGCGAAGCCGTGGGCACGCCGTTCCTGTTCAAGCAGTGGGGAGAGTTTGCGCCGGCCCTGTCCGGCCTCTACTTCCACCCGCTGGAGGGCGGCCCGCAGTTTCGGCCCCGAGTTGCTGACCAGACCACCCACGACTTCGGCGACGGCTATGGCGCCGTGCGCATCGGGAAGAAAGCGGCCGGCCGCGAGTTGGATGGCAAAACCTGGGACGAATTCCCTGTTCTGCAGCACACAGCCTTGCGAAAGCCCCATGAGTGAAACCGCGCTCACGCTCAAGCAAGCCGCCGAGCGGCTGCAGGTTTCCTACGGCACCGTCTTCGAAAGGCGGCACGAGATCGCCTTTCGCCTACCCGGATCGCGCATATGGCGCGTCTGGCCATCCGCCCTTGCCGCCCTCAACAAACCTCGCAACAATGTCACCCGGCTATCGTTGCGGAACCAGGATAGTGAATGCCCATCCGCAAAGATCAAACTTCCGGAATCTGGTGGATCGATCTACGCACGCCAAGCGGCGAAAGAGTTAGACGATCTTCTAAAACGACCGAGCGCAAGGCAGCTCAGGAATACCACGACCGCCTGAAGGCGGAGATGTGGCGGCAGGACAAGCTGGGAGAGCAGCCGCAGCGGCTTTTTGAGGAAGCTGCCGTTCAATTTCTCCGTGCCTCTGCCGGACAGAGCGACTACGACACCAAGGTTCGGCACGTCGCGTATTGGCGCACCGTCTTCGGTGGCAGGCCTATCAGCTCTTTAACAAGCGACGTCATCCTTGACAACCTGCCCACGCACTTCGTGCGCCACGGCTCCACTGTGCAGCGGCCCACGTCGCAGAGCACCAAGAATCGGTACATCGCCACCCTTCGGACACTGCTCAACATGTGCGAGAAGATGCAGTGGCTGGCGCGCTCGCCCATTCTCAGCAACTACCGCGAGCCTGCGGTTCGGATTCGGTTCCTGACCCGCCAGCAGGCCCGCGCCTTCATCATGGCCTTGTCTCAGGACTGGATGCGGGACATCTGCCGCTTCGCCCTTGCTACTGGTATGCGAAGCGCGGAGATCCTTACGCTGACCTGGGACAAGGTGGATCTCAAGCGCTCGACGGCGTGGGTCAGCGCCGATGCATCCAAATCGGGCTCCGCGCGAGTGGTGCCGCTCAACGCCGAAGCGCTGGACGTGCTGAATGCGCGCCCCAAAGGCGTCAACGTCTTCACGCGGCCTACCGGGGCACCTGTGAAGCAGGTCGATGCGCGAATTCTTGCCCGGGCCTTCGCCGCAGCCGGTGTCGAGAATTTCCGCTTCCATGACCTGCGGCACACCTGGGCGAGCTGGCATGTCCAATCCGGCACGCCCCTCTTCGTGCTGAAGGAGCTGGGAGGCTGGAAGACGCTGGAGATGGTGAAGAAATATGCCCACCTGGCACCGGAGCATCTGGCCCAGTACGCAAACGCGGTCATGTTTTGGTCAGAGCAGACCCCCGACGACAAGAAAAAAGCCCTTACGCTTGCGGCGTAA